TACAGAAGCTAATAGTAGATATGTTTGGGCAGGAAAACGTGGTATTAAAACTGGAGATGATTTCAGTTCTACTGATTTGCCAATGCTTGAGCAATTGTATAGAGAGCAAGTTGCTGGTGTTGATCACAGTGAGTGGCTGTCAGAGTTTTCTGATGGTGTAGATGTGCCACATGATCCAAATGAATTGCTTGATCATATTGCTACTGTCAAGCAAGGTATGCTTGGTGATATGCTTAGTCAAGGAAAGACACAAGGGGAAATTGAACGTGTATTGAATACACCAACTAAAGGTATTACCACTGGGTTTAATACTGGTGTTGCTAGCGATATTATGACGCCATGGGAAGCTAGCGATAAAATTAGAAATATCAGACTAGCCTATGATATCTCTACTACAAAAGATAACGAGGGAAATCTTCTTCGTGGTCTCAATGGTGTAAACTATCGTATGCAAGTTGCAGGAGATATTAATACTGCACAAGTTGCAAACTACTTGTCTGGTCATATTGGTCTAAATGCAGATCAGGGTCAGCAAGTTATGTCTGCATTGAAACTTGGTGGGACCTCGCTAGATGCGGATATCAATGGCGCCGGTAAAAGCTTTCTTGGTAATGCTAATGCAAACTATGGCACACTGGCACAACAAGCAGAACGTGTTGGGAGAACAAAAAACCAACTTGCACAAGTTGTAACCAGCAAAGTTAATGACACTCTTGCATCTGCTATACAAGTGTTGCGTCAAAATCCTGCCGCAGCAGCAGAACATAGTATGTTTACTTTCATTCGTCATTCCACTGGCGAAGATTTTCAATTTCTTCCTGACTCACTTGCAGCAGAACATAACTTGCCTCAGGGAACTGTTGTGCTAAAAGGGTCTCTTGGTATGGATGCCAAGACACAAATGCCAACATGGGATAGAACATATTTACCTAATGGTTTTTCTACTGGTGATACAGAAGGTGCTGGACTTAAAACTTGGTATTCACTTTCTCCAGAAGTGCAGGCTGTTGAGCGTGCTAGTCAACAATTGAACGCTGCTAGACTTGCTCAGCGCGATGGATTTTGGAAAGCAGCGGGGCTTAACAAAAATACACCCGATGGTAATATTCTTTATGCGCCCCCTATTAATCCTGATAGGTATCCATTTTTTGCTTATGTAAGACAGCGTGAAGGCAGTGCGTTTGGAGAGAGTGGAGCTAGTATCGTAACTGCTAGAAGCTCAACTGAGTTGCAACAAAAGATCGCTAGCCTTGGTCCAGAGTATGATGTATTTACTGATAAGAATTTGAAAGGATACTTTTCTGCAAAAGGAGAGTATGATTTCAATCGCAGCTTTGGCACGTCAAAAGTTGATACTGAATTGCGTAGGAAAGGTATTTATAATAATGCTGCTCCTGGCACCAGACCAGAAGATGTGATTAGCGATCTTGTTGGTTGGCATCAACGTCAAGAATTGCATCTTCTTGATGATCATATTTCATTGCACAATGCTGCTACGTTTGATCAGCTTGAAGCAATGGGTAAAAGGTTTGAAGTAGTTTCTACTTCAAAGAAAGGATTTGTTGATCAACTTACTAGAAACAACTCCTTTAATCCATACATGTCGTATATCAATACTGCACTCAATCGCAATCCAAAAGACATTATGCCACTGTGGCAGTTTGCACAAGAGAAGTTGGAAGGGTTTGCTGACACTGCATTTAATACTGCAAGAAGTAATCTTGGTGCAGTTGCCAATGGTATTTTGCCAGCAGAAGATGCTGCTAAAATGGCGCAGAAATTTGGTCTTGGTGACATCTATGGTAAGACATTAGATGAGATTAAAAATAATTACTATGGCGGACTTGTCAATCAATTACCGCCAGAAAACATTATTCGTAAATTTGTGTCTACTGCTAATACTGTATTGCATGGAACAGTCATTAGACTTGATGCTTTTCAGCAATTGATCCATGGTGTTACTTTGCCAATCATGGCATTGCTTGAACATAGTTCAGCCACTGATGATTTAAAAGCCCTTACTAGTGTAAATTTGCCGGGGTCCCAACAACAAGTTCCTGCATTTACTCGCACACTATATAATGCAGTTAAGAATTTCTTCGGTGACGATGCTGCTAAGTTGAAGCAAGCATATGCTAACAATATTGGTTTTGATGCTAGCAATTTTGTGACTCATGGTAAGATGTTGGATGCTCTGACATTGCCAAAGACGCCCATTGGTATTGATGGGTGGAACAACAAAATGAATGATGCCATCGCTGCTGGTGGTAAACTGTCTGGTTCTAACTGGATGAATTCATTTATCCACTTTGTTGCAGCAGATGTTGGTAGACAAACTGGTGAAGCTCTTGGATTTACTGGACAGGATTTGATTGACCATACTGGCACATTTGCTCAGCGTGTGCTTGGTAATGTAGCTGCTGGTCAACGTGCTGGTATCTTCCAAGGACCAGTGGGTTCTGCACTTGGGTTGTTTCAATCTTACCAATGGAATACTATGCAGCAAATTCTTCGTCATCTTGGCGATGGCGATACAAAAGCAATTGCTATGGCTGCAGGATTGCAATCATCTATTTTTGGTGTGTCATCACTTCCTGGATTTCAGTATCTAAATAATCTTATTGGTGAGCGACATGGTAATGAAACAGGGTCTGATCTTTACACTGCAGCAAATAGTTTGCTTGGTAAAGATGTTGGTGACTATCTTATGTATGGCAGTTTCAGTGGTTTGCTTGGGACTAGCTTCTACTCTAGGGGTGATCTTAATGTTAGACGTCCTACAATCCTTCCTGTTAATCCTTTACAATGGCCAAGTGTTCAAGCTGGTATACGAGTTTATTCTACGCTTAGTCAATTGGCTAACAATCTAGCTTCATCTGGTGGTAATGCTCCAGCATCTATTTTGATGGCTGCTGAACATAATGGATTGTCAAGACCATTGTCTGGATTGGCAGAGCTTGTGCAAGGGTATTCTACTAATACACAAGGACAGCTTATTAGTAAAAATGCAGGTTTGGCAGAGTTGTCAACGATCGCCGGAATGTCTAGACTTGCTGGCGCCCGACCACTTGATGAAGCAATCGCACTTGATGCTAGCTATCGTGTAGCTGCTATTAAAGCTAGAGATGCAGAAAGATTAAATGAGCTTGGCACTGCTGTAAAAACATCGCTTAGAGATGGTGATAATGAAGGTATGAGTGAAGAACAAAGCTCTCGCTTGTTGAATGAATATGCACAAGCAGGTGGCAATGTTGTTAACTTTAGTAAATGGATGATGGCGCAATCTGCTGGGGCACAAACAAGTGTTGTAAATAAAATTTCTGATAATATGAGAAATCCGCAATCACAATACATGCAGCAAATTATGGGTGGTATTCCATTACCAGATTTTAGAAATACTGGAAGCACTAGAGTAAATCCAGTAATGCCAGAACAAATAGAAGAGCCTTAGATAATAAAAAACCCCAGTAGAAAAAATCTACTGGGGTTTAAATTTATGCGCAACCTTGATAATCTGACGGCAAATTATTAATTGGTTGTTGGTTCTCCAACTGCTGTATCCTCATGTGCAGTGACTTGTTGATTGCTATCTGTTGTAGGAGTGTCGAGTATAGCATCTTTGATAACATTTTTTCCAGGCTTAATTCCCGTCTCAACGACGATTGCGTCCGTAGGAAGTTGAAGAGCTTCATCTGGTTTCTCCACAAGAGTTATTTTATCGTCATGTTCATGCAACTCTACAGCAACAAGTCCAGCATGTAGTAGTGCAGTATCATTAGGATGGAAACGCTTTACTCGTAACTTATCCACAAGCATTGCACATAGTGGCTCAACATCATATAAACCATCCAATGCAATATCAAGACATGCCGCAATTTTAGCAAGTGCATCTTCAAATGTCACTGCATCGTGCGACTTTTCAATTACATCTGGATGATACATAAGCTCTTGTCTGAGAGCAACAAGAGATGCTGGCGGCTGATGAAGTGTGATAAGCTCATGAGTATCATTATCGTAGCCGCCCGACGAGTTAGGTTTATTTACCATTATCTTTTGCTTTCATCTTTGCAATTGCATTTAGTGCATTGCCTTTGTATATAAAGCTATCCATTCTGATATCATTACGGAAAACAACATATACAGGTTTACCACTTATATTGATTGGATCAACTTTCTTAATTGTATACACTGGGTCAGTTGTAGTTACAGGCGTGAGTTTGAGTGTCATATCATGTCTCTTTCTTCTTGTGTCAACAACATCCAATCTACATGTGGCGGGTCTTTTCTAACTAACTTCTTCAAGAGAAATCCTTTCTCTACAGTTTGAATTTTATCAGCCATCAACAAGCCAGACATGATATCAATCAAATCTTTCTGACTTGCTAAGTCTTTGTGAACCTGTTGCCAGAGTTCTCTGTTACTGACAGGTTTGGTAGCTTGTTCTAGTATGCTCATAATTTTGTTAGCTACGTCACTATTCTTACCCTTACCAAACTCACCAATAGCTTTCGGCATATTGATTTCAGCATGAGAAAGAATAGTGTTTGCATACAATACATCATGATCTGTAACTTCTGTTTGCAACTTAGCTGCTGCAATAATTACACACAACCGCAGCAGTTGAGTAAAGCGACGTTGTGTGTATGCTTTAAAACGAATGTCATACAATGGACTATCAGCTTGATATATTGCATCTAACATAGCGTATGCTTGCGAGGTCTTCTTTAACTCGCCAACTTGTCGGAGCCGCAAAACTTTCATATGTTCGATAATTCCGTTACCTATAATTTCGTCTGGGGGTGGCGGGAAAGTAATTCTTCGTCCTGAACGTTCGCCATGAATAAGTAAGAGTCTTGAAAGAAAACCTGACCCGATGGCTTCTGGTGGAAAAGCCTTTGCAAATAACTCTGGAGTATTTCCAGAAAGGATTGAAATTGTTGGCTGATATATAGATACTGATTTGGAATTTTTGAATCTTTGTGTAAAAGGTGTTGTGGTGTTATCAAAGTCCCAGAGAGACCCGAGCATCGTATAGAATTCAAGATTGCCTGAACCTGCGAAGTCGTTAAATTCATCAGCAACAATGAACATGTGTTTAGGTTCTCTGTCATCACTGGAACCCCAGAGTGCTTCTGCTGTGACTGCATCATATCTTCCTTTGCTATCTTTTTCAATTACGTCTTCGTCTATTCCACCTTCAAGATCAAGAAGAAACTTTTCTTGTCTTGTTTTATCAGCAGCAAACGTAGTATATCCTGAGCTACCTACAATACGTTTTGCCATTTTGATAGCAGTAGATTTTCTAGTTGCTGGCTCTCCAAGCAACATGACATATAGAGTAGGAAATACTCTGCCTAACAATCCCATGTCAAGATAAGCATTTCTGCCAATAACTGCACCAAGAGATGTAAGATAACACCAACGATGATATACTGTAGGAGGTTCAGTATCTGCTGTGTATTTTAGATAGTTGGCAAAGATATCAGCATCAGCCATATCAGTATGCTTTCAGGTTCTTAGGTCTCTTGAGAGGTTTACAACTAGACCATCTTTTACCTTCCCCTTTGATATCAGTAGGAACAATAAGTGTGCGAGTAATACCAAATGTATCTTTTACATCAACTGGAATTTTCATACAATCTGCAACTTGCCAAGGTAAGTCAGGACGAGACTTACGATATTGAAAGAGAAGACTATCATGCACCTGAGCGCAGAATTTAAAATCACGTTTGTTGTGTAGCCACACATTGTAAAAAACATTCAACACAGCTTTGTTAAGTATCTGTGCATTCAAGTTTTGTGATGGGTGTGCTACATATGAGTTGAGGTCTAGTTTACTCTTGTCTGGGTTACCAAAACATTTGCGGGTCCAACCAGTTGGGCTAACAAGAAATCCTGTGTCACGAATATCTGCTTTAATCTTGTCATAGTATGGACCTTTCATAATATGATATGTTCTATTAAATGCAGCAAGAAGATACTCTGTAACATTGATAGGTGAGAATTTTTCCGGCAGTCCAAGAATTTTCTTAGCCATGAGCACATTTTTAATGCCCATAGTATCAACCATTACGGCCGGTCCCATGTTATAATTAGCGCCATGGTTAGTATTTTTACTAAGCTGACGAATAGGTTTACGAAGAATTTTGTGCACCCAATAGCAATGTTCAGTAGGAATTTCATTACCATCTTCGTCAATAGTTATGCACTTGCTTTCAATGATTTCATTGTATGGAATACCAAAGAAGCGACTAGCATTGACACCATGAAAATCAGTAGCAGGATTATCAACTGCATCAATAAGTGCAAGATCGCCTGACAAGTATGCAGTGCCACGACTTTCTGCTTGGCTATAGTCTGCTTCACCAAACCAAAAATCTTCATCAGCAACGAACGCATCTTTAACATTGATAGCTTCTTCGCCATCTTCATCACGCTTGATAGTATGAATAGAAAGACCGCACCAAAACTGTGACTCTTTACTGGAAAGTCTGGCAGTATCTGTGCCATGTGGATTGAGTGCATAGAAACAGCGACCATTCCAAGATACAGTGTCTTTGAAATAGCTGCTATTAACTTTCATATTCTCACGATAGTTGATAATTTTATCCATCAATACTCTGTTGAGAGGATGTCGAAAAGCTACTTTATCTTTGCCAACTTTATCAGTTGACTTAACATCTCTACTCCCTAGTATTTGAAACAATCGCTGTGTTTGTTGTGGGCTGTTAGGATTGTATTGCGGACAAGCTACCATCTTACGGAGAGATAGTAATTCTTTTTCCATGATAACTTTAACTTGCTGCTTCAAATCATTAGCAGCTTGCTGATCCCATTTGATACCTGTTGTCTCTGACAGTATGCAAGGAAACACAATAGGAAACTCAATGAGAAAGTTAGTCTCTGCATACTTTGGAATTTCCATCAACAAAGCAATTGCAGACATAACAGTTACATAGCAATCTTTTGCATTGTAACCATAGAATTCATGCTTGGAAAGACCTTTGGTATTTTTATGGTATACATAGTTACGCAGCATGAACGTTGATACAAAGCCTAGATCTTTTGGCAGCTCACAAAACCAAGAATGAAATAAGTTAATAGTGTCAAACGCATAATTTCTGACAATGATATTATATCGGAAGAAGTATGCAATATCATATTTACCATTCTGAAATACTTTGGGCGCCGGCATATCGCATAGTAAACGGCAAAACTCAACATTAAACATATCGTCCATTGGCACTACTACAGTGCGTAATGTGATCTTGTTACCATGGAGAATTGCACCACAAAAGCCAATGCAAGAAATGCTACGCAAAGGATCATTGCGAACAGTTTCACTATCAATACCAATGATAGTGCATTGCTGAAAAAATTCAACATAGTCATCAAGTTGAGATGGTTGAAAATATTCCCACTGAAACTCTGGCTCAGGTATGAAATTTTCGGGCGCCAAGATTTTACTCAGGAAACGCTCGAATACAAACTTACCGTAGTTGACGGTTACAAGTTGTTTGAGCGGATTGATAAATAAAACATCTACGCCTTTGTAATTGATATAATTTCCAGCATACTCATCAATAGTAGGATTGTCAGCAAATGGAAACACGATACTGAGAAGTTGCTTGCTAGTTGATACAATTACAGCATTGCCATGCTTTTTACTTTTCATCGCCATCTCAGTGAAAAGCACTGGTTTGGTATTGTCAAGATATGTAGCTGTTGTGCGACCGCGAACTATAGCTTTAAGAAAGCCCAAGTAAGGAGCATCTTCATCTGTATAGTGAAAGATTACTGCACGAGACATTAGTAGATGCTCCTTATTTGGTTAGGGTTAGATGTTAGGAGATAAAACCACACACAACAATCTGTGCTATTTTATTTTCTTGCAACGATATTGGTTGATCTTTATTAAGTTTATGTTTAAACAATTTACCTTCTCTATCTTCTTGTTCATAAAGGGCGTCGTCTGTACAAAGAACATCATGAATATTTTCACAAATTTCTTTATTTACAATAAAAATGGAGTCGTCTTCAGGGTAATTAATCTCATTAATATATTTATTGTGCGACTTAATTACATAATTAATCAACTCATGCGTGACAGGAATAAGATACAACTCTGCACGCTGCTCATAACTCAGTTCCCAAACAAGTAATACATAATCAGTTGGGTGTGTTGCAGAAGTCAGCTCACCCTTTACAGTGCCAAGGGTGCTGAAACCAGTAAGATCATCTGACGACATGATATGTATCTCCTGTGTGGGACCCCGAAAAGTATGATAACTATCCGGGGTCCCAACTAGTTGCTAGTTAACGGTTAGATAACCTGCACACGCTCAACATTAACATTATGGCGCTGTGCCTTCTTATTCCATGCACGCTTTACAACGACAAGCAAAAGAACACCCTTTGCCTTCTCACGAACTTCACCAACAGTCCGCAAACGATAATGCTCTGCAATGCCTTTGGCAAACTTCTTGAAGTTACCAACACCAAACTTGTTGTCTTTCTTGAAGATCAAGTTGAACATATCCCCAACCTTGGGAGGCACTTCGTTTTCATCAAGACCTTTCTGGTCAATTTCTTCAACAGACTGAATGACCATTTTGATGTCAAAGTAATTGGCATCATTGATTTCTTTATCAACAATACCATCAGGAAGAAGAACAGTGTAAGCACCGGTAGGAGGGCTTACAAACTCAGGCAAGTCTTCAATGTCATCCAACAGGAAGTCATCGCCAACTTCAAAACCCAACTCGTTTGTCTCAGACATGATAGTTACCTTGTAGTTAGTGTTGTGTGCATTATGCACTTGTATCTGACTTGTTAGGTCAGATGGGTTTGGCTGGAGTATATAACGATGATCGTTGGATATATCCCAGCAATCTCTTTGCTTCGTCATGTAAATCAGCAAGTGATCCCTCGTTCTCCAAAGTAACATCACAAGGGATAAGCTGGTTTTCAGTTACATGACTGTCTTGTGCTGTGCCGTAAACATTGGAAATGACACGCACAACTGTGAAACCATACGTTTTGCACAAATTATATTCATTTGGCATACGAAGGTCAGTAATAATTACATTGTGTTGATGATATGCTTGCAATCTTTCCCGCATAAGGAAACACCAAGCGTTTTCATCAAGATGATTACGCACTGCATCAGTTCCAATTACTTGCATTGCTTGGCGTGGTGTAAAAGAAAATCCTGGAAGGTTACGTTCTTTCAACACAGGGTCTTCAAAGTATTTAATATGGACATCAAACATATTTGCTAAACCAATTTTCAATGGCTTAGCAAAAGACAATGTGTAAAACGTAGCATAACTAGTAAGCACTTTTGCAAACGTATCTTTGCCAACACCCTTCTTACCAGTGAGTGCAATACGAATTGGATATGTTGACATGTTACTTACCTCCTTGCTGGTTCTGTTTTGCACGCAGCAAAGCAAGACGTTCTTGAATTGATAATGAAGGTGTTTCTGGTTCTACTTGTTTCACACCTTTGTCAGGATAGAAAACATTAGGTGTGGGTGTCATAGGTGGGAAACGATCTGAGATAATCTCACCATCTTTGACATCGCTAACAATACGCGTAGGCTCAGGCGACTCTGCTGGTTTATTAACGACAGCAGCAGTAGTAACAACTGCTTTGATATCAATTTGTTGCGGAAGCAATTTAGCAGCGCCAGAAAACAAAGGTGACAAACTTGGTTCTGTCATTCCTTCGATCTTGTAATCATATCTAGAACCACACCCAATCCCAAGTTTATAATCCGTAGAACTGCCGTAGCGATGCTTACCATTAATGACTTCACAATAGACAATAGTATCCACATAACGCCCAGCGTTAGCGCTAAAATTATCCGTGCCGATAACCGGAAGAATCTTCTTGCTTTTATCCACCAGAACGCTCTCTGTCGCCTGGGTGATGACGATAATATTAAAGGGAGCAGCTTGAACATTTGTGAAAAACCTATCCATGAGTGATCCTTGAACACGCCAATCAGACCACTCTGGTTTATAGATATCAGGATCTTTATCATCGCCCTTGGATTGCGCTGCCATTTTCTTAACTTGCGCATTAAGAGCTGATACTGCAATCTGATATGCGTGATCGAATACTACGATATCGCGTGAGTTATCAAAAGTGCTGGCGTCAAAACGAGTAACGCTACCACCTTTGCTTTTACAACTACCGCAGTTAACAATGCCATGTGCATCACAGATATCAACTGGTGTGCCAGACATAATCTTCAAGCAAGTAAATATACCTTGTGTCTGCTCTTTAGTATCTGGAACATTGATCAACTCAAGATGATCGTCAAGATAATCTATAGACAAACCAAGGCTATGAATAACGGTATGGCCGCCATCAAGAGATACCCAATGAAGCTTGTATCCATGCTTGAGCAACTCAGCAACAAGTCTTGATTTACCACTCTTACTTTCTCCAAACACGATAACCTTCTTAGCTTGACGCTCGAACATCTTACTAGGTTTCATCTGCATTCTCCTGCTCTCTAGCACTAATTAGTGCATGACGTTGTTCTTGATACATCTTTTCATTTTCTGATATAAGAATTCCAGTGAGAACATCTAGTGTCTGAATGATATTGTCTGATAAATAAGAATGACGTGCAAAGTTTTTCAACAGCGCAAACGCTGCTGTAATTCTACCTTTGTTGAGAAAGTATGATTGTTGTAGCTTTCTCAGTTGATAGTTATCTACACGTTTCCTCTTCATCATTCAAACTCCTTTGCTATCTGCGCATTGATTAAGTCATCAACATCAAACTCCAAAGGATAGTCTTCAACTTTATCCAACTTAATTGGCACACTATTCATGTCACCAACAAGTGTGGAAGTGCTAAGACCGCACATACCATAGTGCTTGCACTGCTTATTAAAGCCAAAGCAACTCTCTCCGTGCATAGGAAAGTGATCAATTTCTGCATACTCTTTGATACGCATCACATCAAAAAATACAGATTGCAACCATCCTGCACGTGAAGAATTGCTTTTGGGAAAAAACATAGGCACCCATTCAGCTTTCTTAGTCATATACACAGGATAGAATACATTGTATGAGTTGACTTCTGTGTCGCTCTCAAACGCAACACGATCAATGACAACGCCATAACCTACACCTTGTGCAGAGTTACCATACATTGCCTCATCAATTACACTCCAACCTGTTGTTTTACATTCCAGTGGAAGATATGATCTGTTGATACGATGGATAAGCAATGCGTCAAGCTTACCACGAAACTTGAACCCATTACCAAAGTCAATACGAAAGCCAAGCTCTACTGCTGGCTTGCCATTGAAATAAGCAAGCTCATACATTGCAAGTGGACCATTGATAATCTCTGTGAATTTTTTGATAGCTTGAACAGCGTGCCAGAATGTCTTGCTACTCTTAGCGCCACGTTCGCTTTCAAGATTATCTTTCCAATCAATGAATGCTTTAAAAATAGCACGCTCCATTGATCCAGTAACAAGTAATTCCTGCACACCGTTACCAACTACAGTGCCAAAATCAAGATGCCCACCTTCATCAGTTTCTTCTGTGGCTTCACGAGGAAGCAATCTGTTGAGTTGAAACTTACGTGGGCACGAATGAAATGTAAGTAAACCACTGTATGACAACGTTCTTAGGTTGTAATGAATAGGGCTATTTGTATGGGTATCTTGCACGTATAGTGTAGGGTCTCGATACTTATCATTTTCATCGGGGCCAAACACACTCTCATCATCACTCAGTTCTGCAACTGTATAGCTGTTAGTTGACATGATATAGTCCTTCCGACATGAGATACTCTCTCTGCATAAATGCAGCATTCATCATACGACGTGATATTTCTTCACACACGCTATCAATCATCATACCCCAAGGAATGCTACCCTTGTATGGTGGATCAATGACAGCATCAAAACTACCTTCTTTGCTCTCAACATGAATATTAACCACACTGTTAACAACTAACAATATGATAGTATTGCCATTGTATTGAGCAATCAATTTTCCGTTAGTAGGACAAAATTTTGGGTCATAACAATTAGCGGGGTCCAAAATCTTGACAGAAAGAATGCACATGATAACTCTCCATATTACAAATCATCATATGTTGGCTTCTTACCCCTACCACTTTTCAGTGCATTCTCAACAAGCACAACGTTAGTGCGCTTGCTAAGACCAGCAACAATAGTGCCAATCTCATCCTCAGAAAGTAGATGAACAGTGGACTCATCTTCTGCAAGTGCACGATGAATAGTATGTAGAATACTATCATAGTTAGGAGCATTCTGTTGCAATGCAACTTGCAAGTCTTTGATACGCTGCTTGACAATGTCAGCATTGTTGAGAGTAGCTGTCACAGTAGAATTAGTTGCACTCATCTTGAGTATCCTTTGCATGTCAGAGACTAGATTTTTACTTTGAAGTTGCACTAGTAGTTTATTGTCTGCATCTGTCCAAGTAAAAATAAGTCTCCATGTTGTGTCTTTGTTGATATAACGAAAACCTGTATCTTCATCTTTTTCTTTTGACAACATACGCTTCACACGAGGAACATAACAGGCATGTTTAAGTTGAAGGTTTATGAAACCTTTGTATCTTATTTCACGCCAGTATGGTTCGTATGTGCGCATAGTAGATTAGTCCAATACAGTTATTGTAAACTGTGCACCACCACGTTTACGTTTACCAAGAAATATTCTGTAAGAATAGATTGGAAATTCACTATATTGAGTTTCTGGCGCACGATGGAAGCAAAGTGATTGTAACTCTTCTGTTTCCATAAAACCAATACCAATAAGATCTTTTTCTTTTTTATTTTTAAGTTTATGCAATGCAACTCTGAACGCCTCAGCTTGTTGGAGAGTATCAAAATTAATTATTACAGTTTTCCCAAGAAACAACGTTTCCCAGATTTCTTCCATGTCAGCACTTTGTGTGTTATAGGTCATCGTATGATATCTTTCCTCGTTTTGCTACTGATCTGCGGAGTATATCCAATGCTGATTGCTTTTGATAAGAAAAAGGATCTGGTGGATTTTTATAGTTATGATATGCTTTTGATATGCAACTGCACAAAGTTTCAGTAGGATCGTTTGATATGTAATAACTACTTGGCTTTGTAGCTAATCCTTGATTAGTAAGTAATATATATTCATAACCAGTATGTGATGGCATTGACTGTAATACTATACAAAAACCATCTCTTGGCTGATGCACTGTTAAATATAACTTTTCCTCACGTAACAGTGTTATCCACTCATCAGTTGTTGTCGGGCTCATTACTGTCTCCTGACTTCAACGTATTGTTTATTTTTTGGTATGCGTATGTTTGGGCGCGCGAACGTCTTGCACAGAGAAAGCAATAAGAAAATGACACAGTAGAATACACACTGTGTTCTTCACAGATAAGATATGTTGCGTGTTCTACTGTGTCATTACCCATGTTAGATCTCTCCCAGATGGTTCCACACTCTGTTGATCCAACCATGAATGAATTTAATGTCATCAACAGGATTGTCCCTCAACAAAGAAAAGTAGAAATCTTTCCACGCTGAAAGAAAATCTTTGTATGGAGCATTCTTAGTTGCTGCATACAGCATAGCAAATCTAGACATACCAACATTAATTGCACACGAAAGATGTCCAGGAAACACAACAGTAGAATACATAATGCGTGATACTGGAACATAAAATTCCTGATAGTAAATTGCTTGACACTCAGCAATCAATACAAGATACAGCTTAGGATCGTTAACTACTTTTTCAATTGCATCATATCCAGCATAGTTTGGAAAGTAAGTGCAAAACAATTTACTTGTCATGCCACCAAAAGTCCAACCGCCATCATTGTCACCGTCAACATGCTCAAGATGCCAGCCACCTTCATCAATGGTAACAAGATTATTGATTGCTTTGACCGCAGGACCGGTAATGTTAGCCGGCAAGATAAGATTTTTTACCGGGGTCCCAAGAGTTGGCAAATTACTATCACTCATAACAACATCCCTTCATGGTGTATCTACAAAAATAGCGTGGTAAGATTACTCCTACCACGCTATAGTTAAGTTAAGGTGTCAGATATTACAGCAGGGCAAGCTGGTCAACATCATCCTTCTTGAGGAAAGTAGAGATACGATTATCAAGGAAGACATACACTTCCTGCAAATCTTCAAGCTGCTTAGTATTTTCAGCCCAAGTAGCAAGCTGTTCACGCAGAAGCTTGAGAATACGCTTGTCAGTCTTGACACTGTTGAGCTTACCCATGAACAATTTAGCAGCATGAGTAACCTTTTCAACAGCACGAAACTGCTGCATGACTTCGATATAATCCTTACCAAAGTCTTCAAACACTTCCTTGCTAAGAGCGCTACCAGTGCGTTCGCTGCGAGGAATGTTAGCAATATACGAAAGAGTGAGCTTCTTTTCGTCAAGTTCTTCCTGACGATTAACAGGGTTTTCTTCATCAGAAAGCTGCTGGCGAACCTGATCCTTGATTGCCTCTTCAACAAGATCAAGAACAAAGTTAGCAACATTAGGATCAGAAATCTCTGTCAGCAATCCTTCAAACGTAGGAACCTTCACATTGAGAACAACGGGAGGACGCTTCTTTTCAACACCAAGCTCATCCTTGATAGGATTACCATCAGCATCCTTGAGAACCTGCTTCTTAAAAGAAAACTTCAGCTCTCGGATATTATAGAGAGGGGCAGTAACAACCGGAGTTTCCGCAGCATGATGTGCGTGGTTAGCGTGTTCGTGAGTGTGTTCGTGATGTTCAGACATTGTTGAGATACTTTCTACTTGTCCAAGTTTGTGTGGCAGAACAATTCGGCCAACATATGCACTCTAGAGGTGATCACTATACGTGTCAAGTGAAATCGACACGTTAGTAATTACTAGCGCTTACCTAACTTAGCTCTCAATATAGCAATACGATCTTCTACTGAGAGTTGTTTTGGTTTGACACTAGCAAACTGCTTGATTGGTGTGTTGCCTTCACTCTCATATCGTTCTTGTGACCCATCATCTGTATATTGGTAATCGTATATTTCATCCAATGTTGTGAGACTACTACGAGTAGCAGGAGTGAAATTATAACTAATCCTAGCAGTGATAGGAGCAGCAGTAACTTGTTGTGCATTGGTTTGTTTCTTTCGTTCTCTCTGTTGTGTAAGTTTTTCCAACTCTTTCTGCATTGCTTTGAATTCAACTTTACCTTTGAAGAATTCAATTTTATCTTGCAGAGTTATACCACGCACTTTTTGAGTCTTTACACCTTTGAAAAAAGTGTCACTCTCGCATATGATATGCAACTTGTGTCTAGCACGAGAGATACCAGTGTAAAGAAGCTCATTGTTGATCATGTTAGCGTGACTGTTGTGCAACACAAAGAAGATTGTCTGACTTTCAGAGCCTTGCATTTTATGCACTGTGATAGCATTACCGCCCATCAAGTTATTGACTTCAGCGGCGCCCGACAATCTGATTACTTCCTCGCTATATGCAAACTGGATAGTAACTTCATGACTGGCAGCATTAACTCTATTCTCTTCTTCAGTATCATCACTGTAATTGAGTTCAAAAAAGTCATCTAATACTTTGTGATCATACTCAGTCTCTTCTGTAGTGAGCTTAGCGAGTTGCTCTTGTGAGATGTTTTCTTGATAAATTCCCCACCTATCAAGATGTTCGGACGCCGGAAGAAATGACTTACCAAGATAATTAGCATTACGTTTGATCTCGATGATAGTAGCATCTTCTTTGTCATAAAGAACACGATCGCCAACCGCTAGATAATGTTTATTATATCCAGCAATTACTTCATGGACTATTGCTTTGCGTTTGCGACCTAGATAATTCTGAATACCTTTATTAATCTCAATTGTCCCAAACGCTTTATTGAACGGACAGAGAATGATATCTTCCGCTGGATTGTAGTATCCAGATTTTTCCCATGCAATGAATTGAGTTATACAAGTGCTAAGAGCGTCTTCTGCTGCTAGCTTTTTCTGCCATGGTTGTATTTTAAGGATACCATGTTCAGACTCTTCACTAAACTCTTCCAGTGATGGAATAATAATGCGATCCACTACCTTATCAAGATGTGGATGCTTCATTCTCACTTTCTTGCCAGTAGGAAGAAACTTCTTACTATCTCCACTGAGAACAGCATGAGCAAGTCTGATGATAGGAGATAGCAATGCCTGACGATATACATCGGTTAGCTCAACAGTTGGTAGCAGCGACATCTTGAAACCAAGAATTGCTGGTCCAAAAATTGGTGGCAACTGTCTGATATCGCCAATGAAAATCTCTTGTGGATTATGTGGCATTGCATCCATCATCATGTTATACAAATCAGTCCCAATCATAGAACTTTCTTCGTAAACAACAAGACTGATGTTATATGGAAGTGGATTGACAGCACTTCTTTGTGGTTCAAAACGCATTGTCTTTTTAACTTGAGTTGGATTGTTTTCATCCATGATCTCATAGAAGACAGGTGCAAACTCTAGTATCTTGTGCATTGTCAGCACATGAGGTTTCAACTCTAGTGGCACTGCACGTCTGATATTGTTAACAGCCTTACGAGTAAAGCTAGTAATAAGCACACCTGGAGTATTAGACTTAATCCATTTGGTGTCCATACCAACTTTCTTAAGTCTGCCAGTGTTTAGCAACTCTTTGATAAACTTACCGGTGACAGTAGTTTTACCAGTGCCAGCAGCACCAATCAAACAAACATCTTCTCCTTTTAGCGCCGTCTCAATGAATAGTTTTTGCCTATCATTAAGCTCAACGTCAGCAGCAACTCCTGTTGTGTGAGTCTTTTCTTTTGTTGGTTCATCGGAAATAGATATTGGTTCATGTAAGTCGGATATAACTTCCGTGATTTGTTCATCAATTTCTTCTTTTGATTTCGTTGTATCTGATGGATTGATACCCATTTTGGATAGATCAACATCTGTAGGTTTTTCCTTATTGATAAGGTCGATAGTATTGGAAATGTTGGCGGTCACAGAAGTCTGATTGATACTAGCAGCATGTGCTCTTGCTCGCTCTAGTAACATCTTAAAGCGATCAGGTGATATAGTGCTCATTGCTCGTAACTTTCTTCTGGCAGCTTTTCGATGATAGTAAATTTGCGCATGTGTGTTGGTAATCCTAGAGTGTATTCAGAGTATTGTTGATAGTCTAGTGCATATTCTGGTGTAATTTCCATGATTGTAACACTATCAGTTACTTGTGAGTTCGGAAATTGTGATATCAGTGTGTAACCTACTATCGTTTTCATAATTCAACAGCTCCTTGTTGCATGAGATATGATCTTGTCCATGCTTTGTCCCAACAACGAACAAGACATAATCTAATACTAAGAACACGAGATGCTCTAAAATGTAGTGCCAAAGGTGTTGATCCTTTGTCACCGACATCATTATTCATATCTTCAAGATATTGACCAGATGTGAAGAGATAACTAATGAAATGACGATTACCGGTAGTAGGATGCAGAATGCTATCTTCGTAAGTATCAGGATAACACTCTGGCTCAACTAGTGAGATGAACTTACTGACAGTAGTAATTGCTAGCAGAGAACAACCTAGTTGGTTCTTCAAATCTGGTTCAAGATGCCAAACATGACGATAGATTGCAATATCAATCTTGGGACTACGTGTTAGTGTGAATTGTTCGGGCGCGTTCATTGTTGGTTACTCCGGGGTTTCATTAGTATCAATGATTTGTGATGAATGTTGTTCTGCAAAAGCTAAGTTTTCTCTCAGGTGAGAACTTAACACCCATGCAGACTTTGCTTTGATGAAAGAGATTAGGTTAGGATAATCTTCTTTCTTTGGTTCTGTGTTTGGCGCACCGCTCTCTTGTATCTTACTCTTGAGTTGTTGGATATCAGTTGTTGTGACCCCACCAGTATTGACTTTGTGTTGGAAGTCATCAGTTGCAGTAATTCCAAAACCACCAAGTAATGCAATCATACCACCTTCTCGTATTTCCACCAGACGATGAATATGATCCATTACTTTCTTAGCAGTATCGCCTGATAATCCTGATTTATGTCCAAGTCCTTCTACTGCGTAAAGATGACGTTCCATGTGATCTCTCATATCAAGCAATTCATCAAGATCACAAGTAAGTGCTTCTTTATCTGGCTTCATCTTAAACAATGCTGTCCATTCTGCTCTCCTATCAGGATGAACATCAGCAGCATCCATTGCCCATGATGCTAGTTTGCCAGCATACTCAAAAGTATCACGTCTAGAATTGATAAGACGTTGCATCAAGTGTTCACGGTGTTCTAGTAGATCAGCCATGAATTTCTTGATAGATGGAGACATCCATTCTTTCCTGACATCATACCAGGATTGAATGAACATACCAATGTTAGCTAGATTTTTGTTATGTTCTGATACTCTCATTCTAGGTAGTTTTAAGGCGCCCGGAGTCACTTTCTCATACCATGAAAGTAGGATGAATATACTGTCAAGATAGCGATCAACAGTATCAGGCGATGGATTAGCAGGCACTTCCCAATCAACAGCATCTGTCTTATTGAGAAGTGCTAGAAATAATAGTTTTTCTTCTTCCTCAGTATAGTCTCCCCTGCCATACTTTTGAGCTTTGGCAAGTAAATCTCGGAGTGATACAGAAAAAATAGGATGTAGTGCATTGCGCACTGTTGGCTCATTCTTGAAGTGATATGCAGAATAGAAAGTTAGTCCTGATATCCTACATTGGAGTTTCATTGTAGCGCATCCTTGCGTTGATATTTGATAGCAGCGATTGGTAGCGGCAGATAATTGTGATAGTATCTTGATATAGCAACTTCGATACTATCACAATTTTTGGCGGTCCAGAACAATTGTTGTTTCAGTCTCCCACTTATACTTGCAATCACACTTGCAATCACAATCACAATATAGTATCAGCAATGATATATCCTAACAATCCTGCTGCAAATACAATCTGAATTATCAACATCCAACTAAACCACTTTTCTTGTCGTGATACTTGATCAACATAATCTTGCAACACTTTCATGTCAGCATTATATTGCTCAATTGCACTCTTCACTTCACTGTCATGCTCAATCCTAGTTTGATCATAATCAATCATGTTGCATATACCTTTCTGCTGATCTTATGATAGACTGCCAATTGTTTCGGAGTTAGTGAGTCTTTTGTTTTGATAACTCCATTGTTGATACCTTCTTTGATTGAGCAAATAAATCTACTTTCCCAATCTGACAAGCGGTGTGATTTCTTCGCAGCATCTACTACGAAATCACTCATTTCCTTACATTCTCTCTTATATTGAAGAAATGCAGCAGTTGCTTCCTTGTGATCTTTAAACTTACTCTTAGCTTGTCGCTTTGCTATGAAGTCATCTAGTTGCGATGTATATTGATCATCGTCATAGTGTATCATTGTCTTGGAGTCCTTTCATTGTTACGGATAACTGTTGATACATTTTTGGACAGGCTAGATTTTCCCACATTGACGCAAACCTGTCAAGTGAAAAATACAACATATCATGGTTATTCTTGTTACCCCACAATATGTTATACTTATCACTCAATGATACCTATCACTCTTGCAAGCCGATCACTATGTTCCATTTGTGGTGCCAAGTATGCGATGTTCCTATGTTCCACTTTCCCCCTCTCAATATTTCCCCCCTTTTTCATGCTCTCTTTTTATACTTATCATTTTCTCATACTATCAACCACCCCTCTTATCTATGTGCCCTATTTATAGGGTATCTTTAAAGAAAAATTCAACATTGAAAAGAGTATAGTATAAAGAGTGATATAGGATAGATAGTATGATGATTGAGATACTATTATGGTGAGACCCCAAAAAGAGGGCCATAATGACCGACGCCCCGACATGGAACATGGTCACATTGAGCACATTGAGCCACAAATGGAACATTGAATACATGGTGATCGACATCCCAAGTCCATACTTATCATTATTTCTATTATCAGATTGCAGATGATAGATGGTTGTTGCGCCAAGTTTGCATACCACATGATCGAAACAAACCACCTATCATTTTCTGCTACTATCAGCTAATTATTCCCAAGTAACCTCCATATACTCTCCAATCGTCATAGGATTACTAACAGGAAACTGCTGGACTCTTGTGATATCATGGCAATTATACAGCAACACATACCTTATCTTGTTACCTTCACCAAAGATAAATTTAACTGTTCCTTTCACATGTTTTACTTCTGCATCATTGATATTATGCCTGCGAATTGCACTTTTAATTCTTACACTATTCCTATCTTCTGCAATCTTCACATTGACATAGTATGTGAAGTTAGTATGTGGCACCTTACAAGCATAGATACCAGACTTATGAAGTGCTTGTTCTTCTGCGTTTTTCATCGTGATTGGAGTATTAAAAGCCGTTACTGTCTCAACCATTTGTTCAACTGCTTTCACATTTGGCATTGATGACACACTATTACCAAGATGCACAACATTATCACTGTTGCACCATGGGCAAGTATTACGTGGATAACCTTGTTCCCATTCATGAGAACATGCTTTGCACAGATACACACTGAGAGCCATATCCTATCTCCATAGTTACTGCTATTCCTATCAACATTGATAGGTAAATACCAGCGCACTATAAGAAGCACGCTGGTAAATATCACTCAATGCAACTTGTTATTAGTCTGGCAAGTCAACACTGACATTCACATAATAAATCAATTCATGTTCATAACTTTCCCATCTATCATTCATACTTTTAATAATTTCCGCAGGCACATGATGTTTGCATCTTGCTGCCAGTTTTTCAATAATAGTCTCATCACGAATAGATGAGAACGCGCGCAAGGAAATCACTGTAGTAAATGGACCACAATAAACGGTTGCCATTTCAATATATGGTATCATTTCCCATTTTTGGCTGAATGTATTGCTGACAACAACATTCATACCATGCCGCAAATAGTATTCTGTCTCTTGTTGTGTTTTATTATGATATTCTGCCAACTTACTCCTATCAAAAACATACTCTCCTTTATCGTTAATGAAATGATTATCAGTTTCAAAATGCTCATACCCGTGCAGACTCTTAGCAAACGTGCTCTTACCGATCCCAGGCAAGCCACGAACAAGAACAAGATGTCCCATGATGCTGATACTCCACTTTGCTAGTGTGTTGATATCCTGATATTCCACATTAGAATAACAGGCAAAAGCTAGCGCATAAATAACGCTAGCAAATGTCTATTATTCCCAGGATTGAAAACGTGGCGGCTTTTTACAGCCTAACTTATTAGCAACATCTATAACAAAATTACATTGATCTGGATTGAGCAATGCTGACAATCTTTTAGGATTATCAGGAATTGATAGATTGCCATTCTGTTGCCATATAAATTCAAGAAATATATCCTCGCTCTTCAACTTAAAAAATTTCATCATACTAAAGTGTGTGTTACCATATCCATCAAATACAATCATTGTTTTATCTGCATCATCAAGAATGAAACCTCTTGGATTACCTCCTCCTAACCATTTGACAACAGTAGCAACATCTTTCGATGTATGAGGTGCTATAAGACATGCTTCTGCGTATGGATTTACCATGCTGATACTCCACTGATACTGACAAATAACATCAAGGATGCCGATGATGCTGATAATAAGACCAGCAAACGTCAAGCATGATGTTATCATTCTCTACTGTATCATCATTGATACAATAAGAATGTGAAATCC